GACCCCCTGTTCCCTTCTCAGAACGTCCCGTACAGCATGACTTTCTATGTTGTTGCGGACGTTCCGAGCACTGGGTACACGGTCGCGGAGCAGAAGGCCGTCATCGACGGCTTTCTCGCCAACATGCAGGCGACTTCTGGTGCCAACATCACCAAGCTTCTTGGTGGTGAGAACTGACCAACCGGTGCATGTAGAACACGCCGGTTGTTCTGAACCTCTCCTCGAGTCCTACGTGGACTCACGAACCTTAATCTGCCCAAGATGCCTCGAAAGAGTCATCTTTCCTCAGGTCGTACCTGGGGTCCTGCCCTTGATGAAGAAATTCATCAGGGGAGTTGCCAGAGTAACTCTCTGGTGGAATTGTCGATTTTGACAATTCGGCAGAAGTAGGCTCGAGGAGAGCCAGATACACGGGTCACACGACATGAAGCAAGGATCCTGCCACCTCTGTTAGGAGGCGCGGTGAAAAGCCCCATGCCGCTCTTGCAGTCGGTACTCGATGATATGAGTACCATGTGTCACACAAGCACCACTCGCGATCTCAAAACGATCGCGAGACGAGTTGAACACGAGGGGTTATCGTTCTTAACGATAACCCTACCTAACTTTGGAAAAGACCTCCAAAAAGGTCTTGACCAAGGTTACGTTGACTCCAACCTCTTCACTGGATTTCAGTGGAAAGGGGGTCTCCCGAGATTTCTCTCAGGTTTCCTTTGTCATGTGTTCGACTCAGGTTCGGGCAAGCTGCTCAGCGAACCCTCTGTGGCGCATATCCAAGCGATACGTCAGATAACTCTGATGTTCGCGAAGATTGAACTTGAGTGCACGGATGCACGCAAGTCAGACGCATACAGGAGGTTCGTTGAGTGTGAGCAGGAAGTTCGCAATGCCGATGCGCGACTTGATCCAGATCGGACCAGTCGTTATCATCGCATCAGTACTCTGCTGTGGGGTGATCTTCTATCCGCTGTTGACGAACTCGTCTTCAGCTCAGAAGGACGAACCGACCGTCTCGGCCGGCTCCTCCCCAAGCACGGGCCCGGAGCTACTGCCGACCGACTCCGCGGAAACGCGAAGTGGCGGCAGTCTGAGTGGACCGACAGGTTGGAACAAGTGTTCCCCTCTGGGGAACATCTTATTCCCAACTTCCGGTACCATTCAGATCTCTCCGAGTTGCGATTCCTCGAACCTGGCACGGAACGACCC